ATCTTTTTCTCTTGACAATGAGAAATAAAATCTATAGCACCAGATAAAGAATGATAATCACAAATACAAAGTGCTGATAGATTATTTTCTACTCCATGATTCACAAGTTGTTCTGGAGTAATACAAGACATTAATAGACTATTTCTCTCTGCATCATGCAAACTCAAGCTATACATTGTATGGCAAAGCATTATACACTCCCAGGTGCTTGATAATTATCCATGTGATGATCTTTATGAGAATATAGATCTATCACTTTTTCTATACCTAAAGTATTAATCTTATGATGTATACAATGGCATATATTTGTTCCTTCTAATTCATTTTTCTTAAAATCACACAAACGTTTACATCTGAAATCTTCATGATTTGGATCTAATAATTGAGGAACTTTCATATTTCTCATTCGATCAAATGATGTTTTAAATAATTCTAGTGATTCTTCAATCTTTTCTTTAGTAAAACATAGTGTATATGGTCCACCAGATCTAATAAAGAATATAGTAACAAGAATATCTTTATCTGGATATAATTGTTTAGCTACATAATAATAAAGTAATAATTGAGCATCTGTTTGTAACTTGTTGTATGTTTTTGGTTCACCGGTTGCCCAATTTAATCTTTTTCCTGTTTTCCAATCAACTATTTCATATAGATCATTACCACTATCAATAGTTAAATCTATAGTTCCTTTTAACTTTAAATATCCAGAAAGATTCTGTCCTTGATAAAGATAATCATACTTAGCCCAATCTTCTTTAATTTCTATCTCGAAATGTTTTTCTGGAGCTATTATATGTTTTTTTCTTGGATCATAAATTCCTCCTTGATAATCTAAAGCCATCCATACCCAGTTTTGTACATGTTTATAACTAATGGGAGTCCATTTATTTGAAGTGTGTTTTTTATAATATCCATATACACTTTCAATTAAATATTCTACTAATTCCTCGCCATATCTAATATGACCGTATTTTAATAAAGCATCGGGTTGATATATATCTTTGTTAATACGGCTACTATTTATTGTATCTACTTCTATAATACCAAGTTGTTTTGGTTTTAAAAAAGCTTCTTCGTCTATTGTTAATGTTAGATTTACTTCTTTATCTATTACTTTTTTTCTGCCTTCTTGTATGGCTAATTTATATAAAGCTAGTAATTCTAATACTTTATGAGCACAAGTTCCCCATTCTGCTTTAGCATTTGGTTTATGTTCAAATCCTAAACAATAAGTAATAAACCATTGATGTTCGCAGTAATTAAGATTATTTATGCTTGATGATCTACAGTAAGTAATTGGAATCATTTATAAATTTAAACCAAATTGTACTAACATTTTATTTATGTGTTGATGTTTTTCCTCAATACTACAGTCTGGTATGACATAGTCAAATTCATCATTAGATATAGATAATAATTCAGCTTCTGATGGATGTACAGACTTAAATTCCTCTAATTGTCTTTCTAACTTTACTACTTTACCATGTTCTTTAGCATATTTAAATTCATTAATAAATCTACCATCATCAATTAATCCAACTTCTGGATTGTCTGTTAAGATATCAGTAAAACATGCTTCTACATGACAATTTGTATAAAGAGTTCTACATATTTCTGTTCCAAAAATTTGTAAAAGTTCTCTTACAGTAGCGGGTCTTCCTTTATTTTTAGAATATTCTTTCTTTAAAGAAGATGGAAGTAATTTTAGAATATTATCCCACATTACTTGTGTTGGTTGATTTTTCTGATCACTAGTTCCATATAGATTTTCCCAGGGCACACCAAACATCTTATGAATAAATTCTTTCATTGGATCTGCATAACTATATATCTTTACAAAAGGAAAGATTTTTCGTTCTGCATATCTAATAAATTCATAGTCTTTGTTTTTTAAATCAAAAGGAAATGTTTCAGTAGTTACTACTCCACACTGATCAACATCTGTAGTAATTACTAATTTATCTTCCTGAATAGAAAAGTCTTGAATAATTCCATATTTCTTCATTGAAAGTCCAGCTATGTATTTAGTAGCAGTTGACTTTCCGGATTGCATAGCACCAAAAAAGCTTATAATCATAAATTTTCTCTTATTTTATTAATAACTGATTCTAAATGTGAAAAATTTGTTCTTTACACATTATTATTCCTCAAATGATATGAAACATTTTTTTAATTTCATCTATAGACATATCACCAATATCTTTTTCTTCTGGGACTATATTGATAATCTTGTATGATCTTTGTAGTTTTTCTATTATTTTTTCAGCCCCTTCTCTTCCTTTTTCATCAGAGTCTAATGCTAATATTATTCTAGTAGCTCCACTCTTTTCTAAAATCATTTGTTGATTATATGTTAATTTATTAGAACATAAGGCTACAGAATTATAAATACCAGCTTCTTCTAATTTCCATACATCTCCACATCCTTCTACCATTATACATGTTCCACTGTTTCTAATATAATTCTTAGAGAACCAATAATTATATAATAGATTACCAACAAAACCAGCATTTAACCATTTAGGATTATCTTTACAATTCCCGTCATGATAATTACCGCATAAATTACACTTGTTATGAATACTTCTTGCAAGAACAGAAACGATCTTTTTGTGATTTGGATCATAGATAGGTACCAATACTCTATTATAAAAACTTTTGTCTTTATCTGTACATAAACCAACATCATATTTGTCTAATAGATAGGAACTAAATCCTCTATTTACGAAATATTGTGCTGGAATATCTACTTTATCTCTAAAAAACTCTCTATCCATCTCAAATTTATACGTAGCAAATTTATTGATTGTATTTACTGTTTGTACAAATTTATATTTATCAACATCAATATTATATTCTTCTAATGGCTTATCAATGTATTGTTGGCACCATTTTATAACTTCTTTCCATGTTATCACTTTTGAAGAAGAAAGTAAACCCCTAATTAATCCTAATATTGATCTTCCCCATTCCTCATGACAGTTATTTGTAAAGCAAACCCAGTTTCCAACATATCCCTTTTGTGAAGGAGTTGTATATAAACTTATAGAATCATTTTTGGAACTATTATGTAAAGGGCAGGGAAAAGTTAGTCTATTAGAGTGTTTAGTATAGTTAATCCCAAAGCTTTGAAGTATACTTTCTAGATGTGGTAAAATTGCTATTGATATAGCGTTGTAGTCTATCATTCATTAAAAATCTCCAGCTTCTATCTTAACGTCAAAACCATTATCAGTTGTATTTTTTATTTGTTGTGCTGTATTACGAGTTCCACATTCTTTCATAGAAAATGTAGATCCATATAACTGGATATTTATATAATCACCAATATCTAAGCCAGGACCATATCTAGTCATATTATCTAGAATTAGTAATTTCATATTACCATTTTCTTTACCGTCTTGAATCATTTCTTCTGGTTCTTTTCTTTTTAATAAAGCAGCACTTGTACATAACCAAGTTAATCTATCACTTTGACTCATAATATCAGAAGTTTCTTTTGTTATTCCTTCTCTATTTACTTGATTAAATGCTAGAATTGGTATGTCGTATTCTTTGGCAAAATCAGCTAAAGCAGATATTTGATAGCCTACAGCTTGATATTCTTGTAGATCATTTAAATCTGCTGTATTCATAATCTTAAAATAATCATAAATAACTAAACAATTATTTGTCCTGCCATTATCTGCATAACCAACTTCTGTAACAACCCATCTTCTTATTATAGAAAGAATATCGTCAAACTTTTTACTATTTACAGATTTATGATGAAATGGTAATCCTTTAAATTTTTTATTTGCTTCATATATACATCTTTTTTCTGTAATATCTCCAACATATTCTCCACGTTCTATTTTACCAATATCTATTCGACTTAGATTAGCTAAGGCTCTTGGAATTTGATCTTCATAAGTCATTTCAGTATCTATATATAGAACTGGTATTTTAAGATTTGATACATGAAGTCCAACTATTAAAGCTGTAGTACTTTTTCTACCTTTAGGACGAGTTACAATTAATGCTACTCCTCCACGACGAATACCTCCACCTATCGCATGATTATACACAGGAAATGGAGTAGGAATTCCCAAATTGGATCTATCAGTGTTCTCAACCATATTAAGATATTCATCGGATTTATCTCCTAAAATTACTGGTGAAGATTCTCTTCCGCATGATATTTCAGTAATCATTTGAAAGATTGGTTTTTCACTTATCCCTAAAATGTGATCTATATTTTCTGAACCATCACACTTAGATAAATCTTGATATGCTTCTATATGTTTTTGTTGTGCCTTTCTGATAACTTCTATTTTAGCAATTCTTTGAGCATGAACTCTAATATTTTCTAATTTAATTGGAAAGTTAAATAAAGCTCTTAGATAATCAATATCTTCATTTTTCTTTGAAACTAAATATGTTAGATTAAGTTGATCTGCTTTTGCTAAAACTGATGCTATATCTATACTTGATGTTTCTTGAAATATAGATTCTAAACATTTATAGATAGCCTGATTATTTTCTATAGTGAAACTAGCAGTTGTAATAATATCAGATACATCTACGAATGCTTCTTTTCCATATTGACATATACCACTTAATACTGCTCTCTCTGATCCTGGATCTGTTACCTGTTGAGAATGCATGAAGCACACTTATAATTTTCTCTAACTAATGTTGGATGAACATAATCAACATGTCCGCATGCACAATGTATTTCAACTGGCTCAAATGCGTCACGACGCTGGGAAACTGAAAATTGTACTTTCTTAGTAAAGGTTTCTGTATCTCTTTTGAATTCATTAGTATCAACTAATTTTGTATTGATAGTAACACCTTCAGTTCTACATTGTTTCTTTCCGTCCCCGACTCTTTTTCTTGCTGGTTGCCTAAATACTCCTGGTTGTTCTTTCTTTTTAGGAGGAGTATCTTTTGATTCTTCAACTTCTAATTCATATTTTGCTACATTGGTACTTTTACATTTTGGACATTTCTTTTTGCGTTTACCTTCAAACTTAAATTTACAATCGTTACATATTTGATAACTAACTGAATTTTGTAATTCTTTTAATAAATCAGCTAGTTGTCCAGATTTAATTAACTCTTGTACTAATGTTTTAACGTTCATTTTCTATCTGCCTTAATAAGAATGACATTGTTTCTATTTTTTTGGAAATACTATTTAATGTTTCGATATATAGAGAAGTTTCTCGTATAAAATCACTTAATATTTTTGCATAACTATTTTCCGTAATAACTGAAGCTTTCTTTTCCTCCCATTTAGTATAATGACTAAAATTCTTTGAAAGTTTTCCTATACATACATTAAGATTATGTTCACTCCATTTATACTTAGCCATATGAGCATTATATTCTTGTTGTATATATAGAGAATGTTGCATTAATAAATATGCGTATGAAATTCTGGTATTTTTATCTAATTGTCTAATGTCTGATTCTTTAAGGGTTAATATTTCATTAACTTTATCTGGAGCTGCAATTTGTAATTGTAATTTCTTTTTATATTCCTCTAACGATTCTTCAACTTGTTTCCATAGATCCTCTACTTTGAATTCTTTTTCTCCACTCATTTATATCCTCGTTATATGGTAATTCTATGTAATACATTTGATTTATTTCACACCATTCTTTTTTCATTCTATCTCTTTTTTTAGATTCTAAAAATCCAATACTAGAAGTATGAAAATGGGATGTATATTCGTAATGTTGTTTACCTTGTACTTCAATACAAACCTTTTCTAAGGGTAGAAAAAAAT